CTAAATCTGGTTGATGGCGTTGACTAGCTGTTGGATAGTCTTGTGCGTATAGACCTGGTTTGTGATGTCTTTTGACGCGTGACCCAGGATAAGTTGGATGGTCTTAAGATTGATCCCGGCATTACTGAGCAGCGTGGCGCAGGTATGCCTGCCGTCGTGGGGCAAGTGCTTCATAGGCTTTAATACCGGAGACCGCTTCCAGACGTGTTCATTAAGGCGGTCGTAGGTATTCATGGGCTTGCCATCCCTGTCATCGACGACAAGATATTCCTGGTCCTCGTTGTAGAGGGCCGCAATCAGGTCAACGATCTTTTCAGCGATGGGGATGACCCTGTTTTTGCCTGCAGCCGTTTTCATTCCGCCCATCATGTATCGTTTATCTAGGTGGACGTTTTCCGTCTTGATTCTGAGCAGTTCCGTTGGTCTTAGACCCGTGTAAATGTAGATCAAGGCAAATCTTGCACCCAGGTCGTCCTGATGGTCCCAGAGCGTTTTAATCTCTTTGTCAGTAAATGGCTGGTGGATCCGAGAGAGCGTCTTTTCTGGAAGCCTGATTAAGCTCACGATCTCCTTGTGTGGCAGCTCCAGACGGTCGGCATATTTGGTCATTTTATTGATAAGGGTCTTCATGTTCTTTTTTGACGAATACCCTAGCGGGCAGCGATCGATGCAGTCCTGCACTGCATCAATTTTGAGGTCCGCCCAAATCATGCCATGGATGGCGGAATAATTGTTATAAGCCGCAGCGTACCCCTGTGGGGTGGGATCGTCCTTGTATTCCCATTCAGCCCACTTTTCATAAAGCTCTTTAAAGGTGATGCCCCTGGCGTCCAAGTTATATGGGTTGTGATTATATGTATCTAAGGCCTCCATGGCCTCTTTACGCGTCGCAAAATATCCCAGGTAGCGCCTGATCTGCGTTCCGTCGTCGGCCCATCCTGTGGTAATCCTGACAGCCCATGGGCGTCGCCTTTTACCAGCGAGCTTGCGGATGGATCCGTAGCCGGAGGGGAGCCTCATCGTAATCACTCCTTTCTAATATCTATAAGAACTTATTAATTTTAAGACGAAAAAAGACTGCACCTAATATAGGTGTAGCCCGGAATATTGATAAAAAATTAAGGCGCTTGTCTAATGACGCGCGCCCGATAAAACCTTTCGGTTTTTGTAGTATTCGTATTTTATCAATACGTCGGGGCTTTGTCAATCTGGATGATTAAATAGGTCAATTCTTTTCTAATTTTTTCACCAACTTATCAAAATCAGAAATAATATTCTGTTTTGGATTGAAGAGCTTGTATTCTTCTTTTGCTCTAGCGTCAGCCTGCTTTTTGGAAATACGCCCTTTATCGTGAAGGACCTGGTAACGGCGGAAATGGATGAATTCATCTACGCACTTGGCAAATTCTTCCATGGTGAAATTGTTTTCCCGTTCGATCAAGTCTTCTATATAATCAAAGAACCCGCTCACCAACCGTTCTAACTTATGGATGTCGTTCTTGGATAGGTAGTTCTTGGCCACCGTCACATCGGAAGCAAGGATACGGCCATCAGGGGAATCTTTCCAGGTCGTTAGGCCCATATGTTCTTTTTCATGGTTTGCTCTCTGCCAAATGATTTCGGCTGCTGTCTGCCCGGTAATAGCATAGTGGAATTTATTCTGTACCATGGCATAGAAATCTCTGGCAGTTTGGGAATTTTTGTCGTAGTCGATGGAGCATTCCGCAAAAATATCAGTGATTTGCAACCAGATGCGACGCTCACTGGCACGGATAGAACGGACCCGTTCCAGCAGTTCCCGAAAATAATCTTTGCCAAAGATAGCTTTGCCTTGTTTTAGCCGTTCGTCGTCCAGAACAAAACCCTTGCGGATGTAATCATTTAGAACATTGGTAGCCCAAATTCGGAACTGGGTAGCACGGCGTGAATTGACTCGGTAGCCAACGGAAATAATGGCATCGAGATTATAGAACTTTGTCATTCGATGTACCATTCTGGAACCCTCCTGTTGAACTGTCGAGAATTCCTCGATAGTTGAAACAGGATTCAATTCATTTGTGGAAAATATATTTTTTAGATGCAGACTGATATTATCAACGCTACAGTCAAACAGTTCAGCCATTGCCTTCTGGGTGATCCACAGGGTATCATCTTTCACGATGGCATTGATGTTCACATCAGTATCTTCCATGTGGTACAGGAGCACCTGCATTTTCTGTACTTCATTTGTCATTTTCTTCATCCTTCCTTTCACACGATTTCGCACGATTCCAAATCGTCGCAGACCCGCACCACGCCTTATGGCCAGTCAATTGTGCGGGCCTGGTTCAAACGATTTCGCATGATTTCCCACGCTTCAGAACTTCCTTCTCAGCTCCACCACCTTGCCGATGATCCGGATGGGGAGGTCTCGTATCTGGTCCCTGGAATAAAAATGAGGGGTGTAGACGGCGACGTTATGACCGATTAGCGTCAGCCCGTCCGGCCCCTCTTTGACTTCCTTCACTGTGGCATCGTTGCCGTTGACCAGCACGATGGCGATTTCTCCGTTCTCCACCTCCGGCTGCTGCCTGACGATGACCACATCACCCTCGTGGAGCGTTGGCTCCATACTTCGCCCCTTGACCTGCAGCGCAAAGTACGTGCCACTTTTGGCCATCTGGGCGGGGATTTCTTCGTAGTCTATGATGTCCGTGATGGCCTCCAGCGGTATGCCCGCCACTACACGGCCAAGAACCGGGATGCGGACGCCACAGGCGGGCTGGGGGCCATTTCCTATAGAAGCTGTATCATTCACAGTAACCTTTTGGGAACCATCTATCATTCCTAATAAAGAGTCAAAGTCTGTCCCGGTACAATCTGCAATTTTTTTGATAGTTTGTATAGTTGGAATAAAAGGCTTTCCTGTTGTCGGATTTATTCCTTTTTCTAATATAGAAATGTACGCTCTACTTAATCCACAAACATCACCAAAATCCTGCATCGACATGCCATGAGACTTCCTATATTGCTTAACCCATTCGCCTATAGTCATATGGAAAACCTCCTTTGTATATTCTACTATACATTTTTTGCTAAAATATGTCAAATTCAGTTGACAAAAATATAAATATCTAGTACACTAGATACAACCTCAATAGGAAAGGAGGAAACATAAATGGGAAATCGCTATAAAGGTCTTGCAATCCGAAAAAAGCGTGGACTTACTCAAGATGAACTGTGTGGTAGAGCTGGTCTCTCTCGGCAGACTCTCTATGAATTAGAAAAAGGAATCAAGACGGATGTAAAAATGAGTACTTTGACCGCTTTGGCTAGTGCACTAGAATGTTCTGTCTCTGATTTATTTACGGAAAATATCTAGTATACTAGATAAAAAGGAGTCCTAACATGCACAAAAAAATAAAACGCTTCTGGAAATGTTTGACCAGAAAGCGTTTTGAATCCGATGATGAGCGGCTTGAAACAGCGCAAACGCTAATTTGCTTTTCTATTGCAATGTCAATCCTTTCATTGACTATTATTGTCGCAAGGCTTGCAAAATGGGTATAAGGAGCCCTATTGCAGCCAAAACAGCTGAAACTTTGGCCCACCATATAGCCTGAATAGTAAGCCTTTCTTGTTTATCGTTTTCCTTGATTTCGTACCATCGATTTTCGCCTAATACAGAGAGCGCAAAACTATCTGTCGCTTTGAACTCATAGAGCGGGTAAAAATCTTCAGGAACCTGAACAAGCTGAAAGTAACATTGGGGAATATAATCCCGATTCAATGGGATATCCAAAAGAACGGGACTTAAAGGTTTTTCGGGAGCGTCCGGATCCTTTTTGAAGTCATCGACTATATAGGAGCATAGAGTGGGTGAGTTCAACGAAGGCAGGACGGTCTGAATATCTTTGTAAGTATTCTTTCCAGATTTTATTGCACGAATGATTTTGTCAATTTGTTCATGAGTAAGTCTAAATTCTTTAGCGTGGTATGCATCCAGCGCTTTTTTGTAACTTTCATAACGGCTTTGCTCAAGGCGGGCTTTGTAAAGTGGGTTGGACATCATTGATCTGCGAAGCTGCGCTAAGCAGGATAGCTTATCCATATCAACCATCAATAACACCTCCTTTCTACATTCATTATAGGAAGGACGGCGAAGAAAAGAAAGGAGGTCTAACATGCAAGAATTAGACGCGCTAAAAATTAAAAACGCCGAGCTTCGGCAAAAACTTGAAACTCGGCGCTTGGAAACAGTTACCAATTGGGGCTATTTAGTCAATATCCTTGCTATTGCGACTCAAAAGTGGGATGTCATGATTCTTTATTTTTTCGCTTTTGAATTAGTCGGAGTATTTATCTGGATGTGCTGGGTAGCCTTTTGGGAGTCCAGGAAATCCTGATGATCTTGAACGGCATCCTGGAAGAAAAGAAGGGAGAATCAACATGAAAATCACAGTACAACGCGCTGCCGAACTCATCGGCAAATCCCAGTCTTTTGTCCGTATCGGACTGCAGCGCAAGCTGCTCGATATCGGCGTTGCCTATAAACTGAGCGGGCAGCGGTGGACCTATTCCATTAGTCCAGGAAAATTAGCCGCTTGGCTCGGCATCACAGAAACGGATCTGCAGAATCGACTGGTCCAATAGGAGGTGGGTCCATGAAAACAAAATCGAAAGTCGCCATCATCGCCACGGCACTTATTACTGCAGGAATCCTGACTGCAGGAGCCATTTGGAGAGAACGAATCAAACCCGAGCCAACGGATTACCTCACCTTCGAACACGTCGTCCACAGCGGCGACAGCCTCTGGAGTCTGTGCGAGCGCTATGGCGGCTACGAGGATCTGCAGACCATCATTGAGAGGGTCAGGGAGGACAATGGAATCAATAATCCTGGGAGTCTGCAGCCAGGACAGAAAATCAAGGTCAGAGTCAGAAAGGGGAATCGGTGATGATCGATAAAAAACAGGCAATCAGCATTGCTGATAAATTGGCAGATTTTTGCCTCCATATGAATTGCGCGGAATGTCCTTTTGGTATCCCATATCCGGGCTTTAGCCCAGAGTGTGTGCTGAAAGATTACCCGCTAGGATGGGATGTTGACCAAGCGAGGGAAAATCTACAGAAGGGTTGACTTGTCAAAATAGGCACTTTTTGACAAGAAATTAGTGAAATATCTTTAGAAATTTTGCTAAAAATTTCACAGAAATGAGGTGATTTCAATGAAAATCTCGAATAGTGAGGCATTGGCAGCGGCTGAAAACCTGATTAACTACTGCCTCAATACAAGATGCCCAGATTGCCCTTTTTCTAACGGCGACATTTGTGAGATTGGCGTGCCTGCAGAAGAATGGTACGCGGACGAGGAGGAATGAAAATTGAATCTTGAAAAAGGCCAAAAATAAAGCCCGCCAGCACGGCAATGCTGACGGGGCGCAAGGTGAATCTTGGACGGATTTACCTCTAGTATAACACGGAGGTAAGAAAATGAAAATTAATGCTTTGGAACTTGAAAACGTCAAACGGATCAAGGCCGTCAGGTTGGAGCCAAGTCCCAATGGGCTTACCATCATCGGAGGAAAGAACGGGCAGGGAAAAACAAGCGTCCTTGATGCCATCGCTTGGGGGCTTGGCGGGGATCGCTACAAACCATCCGTCCCTGCAAGGGAAGGGGCCTTGGTCCCGCCTGCAATCCATATCGAGCTGGATAATGGCATCATTGTAGAGCGGAAGGGAAAGAACAGCGCTCTCAAGGTCATTGACAGCAATGGCAATAAGAGCGGTCAGTCCCTCCTCAAGGAGTTCATCAGTCAGTTGGCCCTAGACCTGCCCAGCTTCCTCAAGGCGACGGACAAGGAAAAAGCGAATACCCTGCTGCAGATCATTGGAGTAGGGAATCAGCTCCAGACCATTGACGAAAATATCCGCAAAATCTACTACCAGCGTACAGAGATTGGACGCATCAAGGAACGCAAGGAAAAGGCAGCTGCCGATATGCAGACCTTCCCAGGAGCCCCGGAAGAGCCCATCAGCGCTATGGAATTGATCCAACGACAGCAAGCTATCCTGGCAAGGAATGGGGAGAATCAAAAAAAACGGTTCCATCTCTCTGATCTTCAGCGCAAACAGACGGACCTTGCCAATCGCATCAACGCTCTTATGAGTGAACTGGAACAGGCAAGAAGCCAAAAGGAAATCATTGACCGTGATGTTGAAACCGCAGGCAAGGACGTTGCTACGCTCCAGGACGAGTCCACGGAAGAGATCGAGAAGAACCTGCAGCAGGTCGAGATGATCAATGCCCAGATTCGAAAGAATGCGGAACACAAGAAGGCAGTCGAAGAAGCAGAACGGTATGGGAATGAATATGCAGAACTCACGGGGCAACTGGAAAGACTCCGTGCTGACCGCCGTTCCCTCCTTGATGGCGCTGACCTTCCGCTTCCTGGGCTCTCTGTGGAAGATGGCAAGCTCCTTTATAAGGGCCTTCCCTGGGATGGCATGAGCGCCAGCGAGCAACTTAAAGTTTCAACAGCAATTGTGAGGAAGCTCAATCCTAACTGCGGCTTTGTTCTGATGGACAAACTCGAACAGATGGATCCGGACACGCTCCAGGACTTCGGAGCCTGGCTTGAGCGGGAAGGGCTGCAAGTGATTGCCACCCGCGTGTCTACGGGCGATGAATGCAGCGTCATCATTGAAGACGGCATGGTCAAAAGTGAAGAAGCCGCTGCTAAGCCGGCCTGGAAGGCAGGAACATTCTAATGAAGCTGCTGAAGGAAAAAGATTTGAAGCTCAAGGCGCTCATGATTGAACAGAAGAAGGCTTGGGAAGACTTACAGGAAGCTCAATACCAACTGAAGAATCCTCTGCTTTGGCCAAACGAGGTTGAATACATGAAAGGGATCCTTGCTCACAAGGAACAGGAATACCAGCGCGTCAATGATGAGCTTAGAGCATACATGAACGAAAAAGGAGGAAAGCAGCATGCTTAATATCAGCAAAGGAATTGTTTTACGGCCCCAGAAAGTCGTTGTTTATGGGCCTGAAGGCATCGGAAAATCTACCTTCGCGAGCCATTTCCCAGACCCGCTTTTTCTGGATATTGAAGACAGTACCAGCCAGCTTGACGTCAAGCGCATCCCAGACATCAATTCCTGGGCCATGCTCATGGGAATCATTGAGGAGGTTACGAAGGAAAAACCATGCAAGACACTTGTTATTGACACGGTGGATTGGGCGGAAAAGCTCTGCATCCAATACGTCTGCGCCCAAGCAAAGAAAAGCTCCATCGAGGACTTTGCCTACGGGAGCGGCTATACAAAGCTCATGGAAGCCTTTGCCCGCTTCCTGGAAGCCTTAAATGGCGTAACAAAGGCAGGCATCAATGTGGTCCTTAACGCTCATGCTCAAATCAGGAAGTTTGAGCAGCCTGATGAGATGGGAGCCTATGATCGGTGGGAACTGAAACTCAACAGCAAGACCACGAACAAGACGGCAGCCATCGTAAAGGAATGGGCCGATGCCCTGCTTTTTGCCAACTATAAAACCATCATCATGACGGACCAGACGACCAACAAGAAGAAAGGTGTCGGTGGAAAGCGTGTCATGCACACCCAGCATGCAAGCACATGGGACGCCAAAAACCGCTGGTGCCTGCCTCCGGAAGTCCCCTTTGAGTATGCCAGCATTGCGCCTTATATCCCTGACCTTGGAGAGCCGCCTGTGCTCATTGATTCGCCCCAAGGCAGTGTTCCGCTGCCGCCAGATCCTTCGCCTGAAGAAGAAGCATTCTGGGATATCCAGGACAATCCTACTGCAGCATCCCAAAACGCTCTGCAACCCGAAGTTATTGCCACCGCTGCCCAGGTCAATGCGATGGATCCGAAGCAAGCTGTCGTCAAACAGGTCTTTGACCTTTTAAAGGCTGAAGGCGTGACGGAAACCGATGTTCGCCGTGCTGTTGCTGCACGGGGCTACTACCCGGAAGAAACCAGCATCATGGATTATGACATTGAATTTTTGAAGGGTGTCATCCTCGGTGCATGGCCGCAGCTGAAATCATTTATTGTTGCAAATAAAAAATAAATTTGTTTGGAGGAAATGAACATGAGTTTTGAAAATATGGGAACAGTTGTGGAAGATAAGGTATTTGGATGGGAAGACGAAATTACCGCTGAAGGCGGGAACAAAAGTTACACCCTCCTTGAAGAAGGGGATTATCCCTTCGTTATCAAAGAAGTGGAACGCTCCATGTATGAGCCAAAAAATCCGAACAGCAAGATTCCACCATGCCCGAAGGCCATCATCCATTTGATGGTCATCCCGAATGATCCTGCAGCGACGGAGCCAGTGGAAGTGACAACAAACCTCTTCCTTCACAGCAGCCAGGAGTGGAAGCTTGCCACCTTCTTCCTTGCCATCGGTGTTAAAAAGAAGCATGAGCCGCTTCACATGCGCTGGAACCTCCAAGGCCTCGAAGGCTGGTGCCACATGGCTCCGCGCGAATTTAATGACAAGACATACAACAACGTTGCTTACTTCATCGAACCGGACAAGGCACCTAAACGGGACCCACATATGCCTGCTCCAAAGCCTGTGAACGGGGCAAGCTTCACCCCAGGAGCCTTCTAAGTGGAACTCAGGCCGTATCAAAAGCAAGCAATTGAGGCCATCGAACAAGACTGGGAGCGTGGACACAGGCGCACGCTCCTTGTTCTACCTACGGGCTGCGGCAAGACCATCGTTTTTGCAAACGTGGCCAAAAGAGCCGTGGCCCGTGGCAAAAAGGTCCTCATCCTTGCCCATCGGGACGAGCTGCTAAACCAAGCACAGGATAAGATCTTAAAGGCAACTGGGCTTATGACCAGCAAGGAGAAGGCCAGCGAAACTTCACTGGATAGCTTTTTTCGGATCACGGTAGGAAGCGTCCAGACCATGCAGCGGGAAAAACGCTTAAACCACTTTTCCCCCGATACCTTCCAGACCATTATTGTGGACGAAGCCCACCACGCCCTTGCAAATGGCTACCAGACGGTTTTAAACCATTTCCCCAATGCAGAAGTCCTAGGCGTCACAGCAACGCCTGAGAGGAAAAATGTGGCGTGCCTGGGGGAGTATTTTGACAACATTGCCTATGAATATACCCTCCCGCAAGCCATCAAGGAAGGATACTTGTCACCTATCAAGGCCCTTACAGTGCCGCTCAATATCGATCTTGGAGGCGTCAAGATGGCAAATGGGGACTATGCGGCAGGGGATTTGGGTGATGCCCTGTCACCATATCTTGAAGCCATTGCCACCGAAATGGAGCAATATTGCAAGAATCGGAAGACCGTGGTTTTCCTGCCGCTTGTGGCAACGAGCAAGGCCTTCCGGGATATCCTAAACCGGCATGGCTTTAGAGCGGCTGAGGTCAATGGAAACAGCCCGGACCGTACGGAGCTCCTTGATGCCTTTGACCGCGGGGAATACAACGTGCTCTGCAACGCCATGCTCCTCACGGAAGGATGGGACTGTCCCGCAGTGGATTGTGTTGTCGTCCTTCGTCCAACAAAGATCCGCAGCCTTTACCAGCAAATGGTGGGGCGGGGGAGCAGACTTGCGCCAGAGAAAAAGGATTTGCTCCTCTTGGATTTTTTGTGGCTCACGGAACGGCACAACCTCTGTAGGCCAGCATCACTCGTTTGCAAGGACGAAAAGGTTGCTGAAAAGATGACGAAGCGCCTTGAAGACAGCGCAGGGATGGCCCTTGATATTGAAGAGGCGGCAGATGAAGCAGAAAGGGATGCTGTAGCTGAGCGGGAAGCTAGCCTAGCCAAGGAGCTCAAGGCCATGCGGGAACGCAAACGTAAGCTGGTGGACCCCATCCAGTATTTCTTCAGCATCGAGGCTGGCGACCTTGCAGGGTACGAGCCGACTTTTATGTGGGAGAAGGGACCTGCAACGAAAAAGCAGCTTGAATATCTTGAAAAGCATGGCATTGCACCGGTCACGGTAGAAAATGCAGGACTTGCAACGCAGCTCATTGAGCGGCTCAAGATGCGCCAACAAAATGGCCTTTCGACGCCAAAGCAGATCCGATTTTTGGAAAGGAAAGGATTCGCCCATGTTGGGACCTGGAGCTTTGTTGCAGCAAGCAGCATGATTGGCCGCATCGCAGAAAACGATTGGCGCATCCCGTCTGGCATCATCCCCGCTGCTTATAAGCCGCAGGAAGGAATGAATCATGAAGCAATTTGACCTTTTAGGCGTGCTCAATTTTATTGATCCAACTTCCTGCTCTTACCAGGAATGGCTGCAGGTGGGGATGGCACTACAAAAAGAAGGCTATCCTCTCAGCGCTTGGGAAAACTGGAGCGCCCTTGACAGTGGACGATATCACCAGGGCGAATGCAGCAAGAAATGGGAGGGCTTTCGCGGCTCTCCCAACCCTGTAACGGGTGCCACCATTACCATGATGGCAAAGGAACGAGGGTGGAAACCGAAGGAACGGGAAGCAGGCCGTGCGCTTTCGTGGGACGATGAGATTCGTGAAGACCCATCAAGCGGGATCATCATCAACACCAAACTCCTCGAAGGGGAAGCCTTTAGGGAACCACAAGGGGACTGGAAACCGGTCCAGGAAATCATCACATTTCTTAGGACACTCTTCGACGCCTCTGATCACGTCGGCTACGTCAACGAAAGCATGCAAAAAGACGATACGGACAAATTCATTCCTGCCAATGGTGGCTATACGAGCAGGACGAGCAGCACCCTTATCACGCAGCTGGAAAAGTGCAATGGCGACATTGGCGCTGTCTTTGGAGATTATAACCCGGAGGCGGGCATGTGGATCCGCATCAATGCCCTGGATGGGCACGGCGTCAACAATGATAATGTGACGTCCTTTAAATACGCCCTGGTCGAATGCGACGACCTTTCCCTGGCTAAGCAGAACGAGGCTATCAGAAAACTGCAGCTGCCGGTGGCAACCCTGACCTACAGCGGCGCAAAAAGCATTCATGCCATTGTGAAGGTCGATGCAGCCAATGCGGAAGAATATCGGCAGCGTGTCGAATTTTTATATAAGATCTGCGAAAAGAATGGGCTTACCATCGACACGGCCAACAAAAATCCCTCTAGGCTTTCCCGGCTTCCTGGCATCAAACGAGGCGGCAAGAAACAGTTCCTCATTGGAACAAACATCGGAAAAGCATCCTGGGACGAGTGGCGGGAATGGATCGAGAATACCAATGACGACATGCCCTTCATCAAGAATCTTGGAGAGGCAAAAGACAAAGGCCTGCCGCCCAAAGCAGATGAGCTCATCCACGGCGTATTGAGGCAGGGGCACAAGATGCTCATTGCAGGACCATCTAAGGCTGGCAAGAGTTTTGCGCTCATCGAGCTAGCTATGGCCATCGCATCGGGTACGACGTGGCTGGGACATTTTCCTTGCGAAAAAGGAAAGGTCCTCTACGTCAACCTTGAGATTGATGAG